TCTCCACATCAAGAATAAGAAACCCCTATATAATAATATTACTATTTCCAATAAAAAAGAAAAGAAAAGAAAAGAAAAAAAAGTGTTCTAGAAACCTACGTACCTAGTAAAAAGGGTAATTGTAATATTATTCTGGCTACTTTAACCCTAACTTAACCCTGTTTTGGGGCTGTTTTACCCCTACTTCGGGGTTATTCTGGGTATTTAGTAGGCCTTCTAAGCCGCTTCTCTTCATTAACATCTCTGCAACCAGACCCATAATGGGGTTGTCTTTTGTTATTGCATTGATTGTACTTTGACCTGTAGCCTCATCCATTTTTTTAGATGCTGCACCCAGGGAACCAAAAAAAGAAGATTGAAAAGTCTCGAGCATTCCGTGGGTCCGTTCTTCTATCTCATCTACAATCGGTTCAAGGATAATTAAGAGATCCTCATCACTCTCGGATGATTTCGCCCATTCAACCCACTTATCCTTACTCAATTTGGCGATATAATGACTTATTCCAAAATAGAATAATGACCAGGCAATAAAGTACCCCAATAGTTCTAATGCTGAAATAACCACTACAGGCCAAGACCTTCTTTTGCTCTTGTTAAAGCGGTTTCCTTACCGTAGGTCGGACGTACTACAATACTTTTGAAAGCAGGTTTAGTTATCTCGGCATCCTGTGCCAATTTCAACAATGCAATTATAGCGCCTAAATTCATAAATATTTCTTCTTGATTTCCTCACCCTTAGCTGATAAAATGCCAGGGGTTAGTTTGATAAATTCACTAAGCGTAATAGTTGGCGCCCCAGGGAGTTTTAATTTTAGGTCTACAGTATCCTTTATTCCTTGTTTTACATCATCGCTCAATTTACCAACCCTTGATTCAAGGTCTGAAATAATATCCTCCGCCAATCTGACACCAAGAAAAGCTGCAATAAATCCGCCAATAACAACGGGTACGTTTTCATTGGCTAAAAATGTATTTATATTTTCGTGTATCTTATACCTGGATAAAGCGTCTCGTTCGAGAGCTGTTACTTTTTGTAACTCTACGTCTATTGGTACCGCTTCATAAGCCATTAGCGCCTCTTCTTCTTGCCTGCAGGGGTTTTCCTGAACGCTACTGCCATTTTCTTAAGATTCAGTTTACCGTTACGATATCGGAAGCGTGGCTTCTTGGAATTCGCTTTAACGTATTTGTTCCAGGCGCTTAGTTTACGTTTGGTTTTACGTACTCGAGGTGCGCCAGGCTTCATTATATCATAAGTTGGCACATCATATCTACCATCGCTTAAATTTGTTCCACACTCTGGACAATACTTCATGGGCATTATTGCACCTCTTTGCCTTCAAGAACTACAGTCATGGCCCCATTCGGGCCTATTGCTATTAGTTTCATTCCTGTATTAGGTGGAATCGTATAGTATAGATTAGGGAATTGGGGCCCGATCCCGCCAACACTGATAATAAATTTGCTAACGTGGAGGGCTTCTTCGTTGCCCTGAAGAGACCAGGACAACACATCACCTGCAGCACATCCCGAATAGTCAAACGAGACGTTGGTGACAACTGTGTAGAACCTGTTTGGAGAGATAAAGTCCAATAAGATAGTGCCACCTGCGGTTAATGCTTCTAGACCGCTCCAGGCAAACATATGATCCCCAAAGAAGTTGAGGGTCGGCCCCGTCGAAAGTGTCATTTGTATATTCTACCAGTGATTGTTGTTTGCCAGTCGGTACCTGATCCGCTTCCAGTATTCATATTCACGGCAATATTGGTTAAAGGTGGTACAACCAGTTTAATTGGTTCTATCATTACCATGGCATCAATTCGAGTAAACTGGGTATTGACAATTTCAACACCGTTCATTACTACTTGAATTTCTCCAATATCAGTTCCCATGGCATTATAGTTCCCATGTAATTCGATGTTAAGAACCGTAAGATAATTACCAGTTTCAAAAGTATTCATATTGGTAGAACTGGAAGTAACCGACACACTACCTGAATAAGAATAACCTCTATTGCCTATAACGTTCCAGTCTTTACCTATATTCGCTACGAATTGAGGACCATATCCAACCTTTTCAGGCATTGAAAATCACTCGAATGTAATCGTGCAGCTCGAATCTATCGTGGCGCTAGTGGTGACAGCTACCTGGATATCCAAAGTATTTCCGCTAGTGACTCCCAGTGCAGTCTTTTCCTGAACTACGCAGTTAGCTACTCCAGTTCCACCAGATGCGGCCTGCGCGATTGCAGGACCCATAAAGGTTGCATCTCCTTCCTGGAGTGCTGTACCTGTTAATTTGAATCCTGAACAGAAATCCGCTCCAGTTGCTACGCTACTTACTCCCATTGTTATAGAAGATATTTGCGATACTCCAGAAGGCACAACCAGGGAAAGCCCCGAAGATGCGAACTGATTGTTCATGCTCTGAAAGCTCGTGGTTGCGCTCAACCCTGCCTCAGTACGTGTTACGACGATTGCCAAAATTATGCCCTCACTTTTATTGGTCCAAGGGAAGCCAATACTGGCGAACCTCGGGAAAAGGAACGTACTGCAGCCTTAGCCAAAAATGCCCCAATCAAAACTTTCATGATCGGTTGTTTATTTTTTAGTGCTGCACTTGATAAAGTTGTTAATCCATCATTAAGATTACCAGCTAGGAAAGACTTTGCTGCTGAACCTGCATTAGTCTGTGTTAAAAGAGCTAAAGCAGCCCCAGTTTCAATTACATTAATCCCAAATTGGCGAGAAGGTTTCCTTCTTGCTCTTCCTCGACGTCTAACCATGCCCCTCTTAGGGGAATTAGCTATTTAACTACTTGGTTTAAAACCTTCACACACTGGGCAGGGGTATTGATTACCAGGTATATGATAGATTGTCCATTCATGATCGCACCTTTTGCACCTTAGTATAGCTTCTTTCTGATATGTCATTATGACTCCGTGATTTTTCTTAGATGTTCAATGTCTTTCACACCCATACAAAAGACACCATCAGTAAGTTTGTAACAACTTTTATTCTTAAGGTCATTAGATACACCACATACTGAACAGGTCCAGGTTGTATACTGTCTTTTGAGATTGGTTAACATAGCATTGATAATATAGGATTCTTTCTTTCCCTCTTTCTCTGCGTGGTTGGATAACCAGGTATAGAGCTCATGATCAATGGTGAAGGTCTTTCCGACTTTACCCATTAATCAAACTCCTTAGGTTTAAGTTCAACCAAAAAATCTAACATTTCCTCTGCAGTTACAACAGCGTTTTTATCCATTGTAGTAATACGCGTTAGGTTGTAGATTGCTATCTGGACTTTCTCTTTCTCTTTGCGGTTCATTTTATCTCTCCACATCAAGAATAAGAAACCCCTATATAATAATATTACTATTTCCAATAAAAAAGAAAAGAAAAGAAAAGAAAAAAAAGTGTTCTAGAAACCTACGTACCTAGTA